GTACTTGTAGCTTTGGTGGAAAGGGCGGCGATACTTATTTCATCGGAACATCTATAATTTATGCAGGCGGCGGCCAAGGCGGAACAAGTTCTACCCAGTCATTAAGTACAGGCACTGGCACTTCCGGTATGGTTTGGTATTCAGGCGGCCTCGGTGGTGGTGTTACTGGTACAACTGGTACAAGTTTGGCCGGTGGCGGTGGCGGTGCTGGTGGATATAGCGGCAATGGTAATTCTGGTACTACTAGCACACTAGCTACTTGCACTGTTCCAGGTAGTGGTGCAGGCGGTGGTGGTGGTGCTAAATTAGGTATTCCGAGAACAGGTGCAGGCGGCGGTGGCGTTGGTATTTACGGTCGTGGTTGTACTGGACAATCTGGGTTTAGCTTTAACACATACGGCCAGGGCGGCCAGGGCGGCTCTCGTGGCGTTGCAGGATGTAACGGCACAACTTCGGGTGGCCAAGGCGGGTTGTTTGGTGGTGGCGGTGGTTCTGCTGCTAGCTTTGGCGGCGCTGGTGGAACTCTTGCATATATTAATAATTACCCAGTTATACCTGGAAATAGTTATACTGTTGTTGTCGGCCAAGGCGGTGCAGCAGGTACAGGGACTGTTGCAGGCGGCCCAGGCGGTAGCGGAGTTGTTCGTATTCTATGGCCCGGCCAAAGTCGACTATTCCCAACAACGTGCGTTTCTGCATCTTGTATTGCTTGCGGATCTATATTGTATCCATCAACGGCTTCTGTTGTATCGGTAACATTAACAAACTATACTTCTGCAGTTGTTACATATAATACATCAACTCCTGGTGTATTTTACACAATTACTTCTTATACTGCAGTTGCTACACCTGGAGGTTATGCATCTTCTGTAGCTGCAACTACTGGTACTGGAACTATTACAGTTTCTAATCTACGTCCAAATACTGTTTACACATTTACTGTTTATGCCAATTCAATTGGCGGTACTAGTTTATCTAGCACACCGAGTACTTCAGTTACTACTCCTAACGTTCCTAGTACTCCTATTATTGGTGTTGCTACTGCTACTGGCGGTACTACTGCTCTTGTAGGGTATACTGCGAGTACCAGCAGTGGTGGCGCTCCGATTACTGGCTATGTTGTAGGCAGCAACCCCGGCGGTGCTACTGGTAGACTTAATACCTGTAGTAGCGGTGTTATCAGTGTTTCTGGTTTAAGCGCTAACAGTGTTTATAATTTTTATGTATATGCAACTAATGCATTAGGTACTAGTGCCAATAGTGCTAATAGTAACAATACAACAACTTGGACAGTACCATATACACCAACTATTCTTGTATCAACTGTGTCAAATGCAGTTTCAGCAACAGTTTTAGTACGCCCCGGAGCATTCAACGGCGGTGGTGGTCCTATAACATATACTGTGCTATCTAACCCAGGCGGTGGCCAAGGTATTGCAACATATTGCGGCGCCTGTGCTGTGCCAGTTGTTGTTAACAATCTTACTGCAGCCACTACTTATAGTTTTTATGCATATGCCAGTAATACCATCGGTAATAGCGGTCTAAGTGCATTCTTAGGTACTGTTACTACATTCAGTACAGCAACTCCTCCTATTATTACAGTGGCCACTGCAACCGGTATTAGCTCTGCACTAGTTGGATATATTGCTAGTACAGCCACAGGCGGCCCAATAACGTCTTATAATGTTATTACATCACCGGTAGGCGGTTATGGATTCATTAATACAGCTACTTCTGGTGTTATTCCGGTTAGTAATTTAACACCCGGCACACAATATCAATTTGCTGTATATGCTACTAACCAATACGGTAATAGTAGTACAAGTTCTTGGAGTAACAGCGTTACAACCTTTGGTCGTCCTCTAGCTCCGACTATCACGGCAGTAACTGCCACTGGTGCAACTACTGCCTTAGTAGGATATACTGCTCCTTCTAATAGCGGCTCAGTTATTACTTCGTATACTGCACTAAGTGTACCTGCAGGCGGATTTGGTACTGTTACTACTTGCGGTAGCGGTGTTATTTCTGTATCAGGTCTACCATTATTTTACAATTCATATCAATTCTATGTATATGCTACTAACGCAGCCGGCGCTGGTACTACTAGTAGTTTAAGCACTACTGTTAGTATGATAACTACTGCTAGTCGTCCTGTAATTGTGTCAGCAGCACCGATATCGTATAATTCTGCGCTGGTTACATTTAATGTAAGCACACAAACTGGTGCTCCAGTAACACAATATACTGCAATAGGTACACCATTGCTGACAGGTACTACCACTGGCGCTGGCTCAGTAACACCTTGCGGTAATGCTTCTATTAATAGCGTTGTAGTTACTGGATTAACTGCCAATAGTACCTACACATTCTATGTATATGCCTCTAACTTATATGGCAATAGTAGTTCTAGTACCGTTAGTACTCCGGTAATCACATATGGTCCCCCTACAGCTCCGTTTATGGGGTCTGCTGTTGGGGGCCCAGCAGGTACTGCTGTAGTATCATTTAGCCCGCCAGCTAAAACAAACGGGTATCCAGTAACTGCTTATACAGTAGTAACTAATCCAGCAGGCGGCTATGGCGTTGCAAACGGATGTGCTAGTTCTATAAGTGTAGTAGGGTTAACTCCCGGAACTCCTTATAACTTTACAGTTTATGCTAGCAATGCTGCTGGTAATAGTACAAACAGTAACTACAGCAATACTGTTACATTGTTTGGACAACCTACACCTCCTGTAGTGGGTATAGCAACAGCTACAGGTGTATCTAGTGCTGTTGTTGGATATACTGCTAGTACAGCATCTGGATTCACTATAACTTCTTATACTGCTGTTAGCGTACCGCCTGGCGGTTTTGGTAATCTATCAACATCAAGCTCTGGTATTATTACAGTTAACGGTTTGACCCCGAATACAATTTATTCGTTCTATGTTTATGCTACAAATATATATGGTACAGGAACTAGTATTACTGTAAGCAATACTGTTACTACATTTGGTGTTCCTGGTCGTCCTATTATGGGAGTTGCAACTGCTACCAACGGTAGTACACAGGCCCAGGTCAGCTATGCTGCTCCTGCTACTAATAACGGTTATCCTATAACTTCTTATACCGCATATAGCACTCCCGGTGGAGGCATTGGTACTATTAATACCAGTGGTAGCGGTATTATCACTGTTAATGGACTACAACCTAATTCTGCGTATTCCTTCTCGGTGTATGCTACGAATTCTATAGGTAATAGTACAACCAGTACACAAAGTAATTCAATAACTACATTTGGTACTCCTACACAGGCCATCATCGGTATTGCTACAGCAACTGGTCCAACTACTGCTATTGTGGGGTACAATGCTAGTACTGCTACTGGATTCACAATTAGCGAATATGTAGCAGTAAGTTATCCAGCAGGTGGTGTAGGTATCATTAATACCTGTAGCAGCGGTGTTATTACTGTTAGCGGACTTCAACCATTAACAACTTATAACTTTGCAGTTTATGCTGTTAACGTTTACGGACAAGGTACAACCAGTACGTTCAGTAATAGTGCAACAACCTACGGTAATCCTTATCCTCCTGTAATGGTTGCTGCAACCGCTACAGGATATACCAGTGCTACTATTACATATGGCGTAACTACGACTACTAACCCTAACTTACCTGTATTGGCTTATACTGCTATTAGTAATCCTGGTAGCTTTACTGGTACAATCTTTACCAGCTCAGGCGGCACTATTGTTGTTAACGGGTTAAGCTCGTCTACTAGCTATACGTTCCGGGTATATGCAACTAATGCACTAGGTACTGGTACTATTAGTACTTCAAGTAATACCGTTACTACTTATGGTAGTATATTGTTTACAACTGCTTCATCATATAGCTGGGTTGTGCCGTGGGGTGTTAACTCTGTTAGCGTACTTGCTGTTGGAGGTGGTGGCGGTGGAGCCGGAACAGCCGTTGGTACTACTGGTTCTAATAGTTGGTTCATTACTGGCACTGTTCTATTAGCAGGCGGTGGTGGTGGCGGTGGTTATGGTGCTTCACCTGCCTTAGGTGGGTTTGCAGGAACTGCAAGTGGCGCATACTGCGGCGGCTATGCCGGCGGTATCGGTGGCTACGGACAAATTGGTTCTAACCTAGCAGGCGGTGGCGGTGGTGCAGGCGGCTATACTGCCCCCGGTGGCGCTGGTTCTACAGGTACTACTGGTACATCGGTGGTTGCTGGTTCTAGCACGGGCTACGGTGGTGGCGGTGGTGGTGTTCGTGTTACCAACTTCCCACGTGGCGGTGGTGGCGGTGGCGTAGGTGTATACGGAATCGGCGGCTATTCTGCTACTGTAGCAGGCGGAGTAACAACTGCGTCTAATGGTGGTGGTGGTAGCGGCGGTGCTGGCGGCCTTGCAGGCCTATGTGCAATCTGTGCCCAAATTGGCTATGGTGGTATAGTCGGTGGCGGTGGCGGTGGTACATTTACTGCTACATTTGCCGGTGGCGCAGGTGGTGGTGGAGGTGCATTGGCCTATATCAATAACTGGGCCGTTATACAACAAAATACCTACTTTGTTAACGTCGGCAACGGTGGTGCTGGCGGAGGTACTGGTGTATTTGGAGGCGGCCCGGGCAGTACAGGTACAATACGTATTGTATGGCCGGGTAATGTACGACAGTTCCCAAATACTTGCGCAGGCTTCCCATAAAAACAAAACCCGGACTAGTCCGGGTTTTTTATTGGGTTAAATTAATTCAAGAAGTAGTTCTAATTTAGCTCGAATAGCCTTGTTGTTAAAGCTATTCTTAACACCTTGGTGCAAGGGCTTTGGCCACATGTCAAATCCACACCAAGCATATCCTGAGTGTTCTTCATTTAATGTGGGGATAAATTCACGATCAACAACCAGTACATAAGTATTGTATTGGAAGTTTTGGTCGTTGCTGGTAAACAACTCCAAGGGAATTGTCTTCTTAATTGTAGGAGTCTTACCTACTTCTTCGGCAATTTCTCTATTTAGAGCATCGTAGGGTGTAGCATCCGATGGTTCTTTCTTGCCGCCAACTAGGCCCCAAGTGCCTGCGGTCTTGCCCTGTGTGCGTAGTAAAAATAAAAATCTATGAGTATCTTTTGCAAGAAATAATCCGCCGCTGCAAATTATCTGATCATTATAAGATGAGACGCCAGCTAAATTTGTCATAGATTCCTTCATAACTCTTACTCCAGCTAGCACCATCCCATTTGTATTGAATGCTAGTATATGAGTTAGTTATGTATGTAGTAGGTTGATCTACCGTAGAATCGAATATGATATTCCAGAAATTACCGTCCCACTCTATGATGTCATTGGCTACAGCAACAAATTGACTGCTATCACTATTCTGCCATGCAGGTGCCTGTGGCGGAATGTCTTCTAAAATTAGATACCTAGTACCGGCAATGGGAGACTTAGGATTGAATGTTTCAGGATTAATAATAGCATCTACATTACCTCGCCCTGAAGAATTAAAAGTACTGGTTAAGATTGTATTAGCCGGGATAGTATCTGCATCATAGGTTAATATCATTCGTTTTTCGTCGTAGGTATCGAGTGTAATATAAGCCACAACTTCATTACCGTCAGCTTTAAGTAATCGTATTTGACTTAGACCCGGGCGGAATTGACCCGGATATAGATCAATTAGTTTATACCACGACACAATATTGCCAGGTAATTCGCCGTCATTGGCAGCAGAGGCTATTTCGTTGGTCAATAATCCGCCTACACCATCCAGCACTAGCAATTCAAAATCACCGGGGGTGACTACAACCTGCCCAACCATTTCTCCTAGGTTGCTGTACACAGTATCGGGGTCATTAAAATCGTTGGCAATAGTGCCCGGGGTATCTGCAAAGATGTTGGCAATGATTTTAGTAATAATGCCCATCTTTTTAACCTTGGCAGGCGGTGTGATCCAAATAGGTGTTTCAAAGGTCAGTGTTAGAATATCAATATTTTGTTCTGTACCCTGCGGAATTTGTCTACTGGTCCACAGGGTGTTGGTTAGTGTTAGCACAGTTAAACTGGTCCAATCTATGTAGTTGTCTGTGGTTTGTAATTCTAGTGCAGGTCTAAACAGATAGGCAATCTGTTCAAAGATTTGTAATTTCTGTTCAGTGTTTGTGGTCCATATATCTGCTGTAAAAGTCAGTTTGTAGGGAGCAGGCATAATACGCTCTACAGTATATCCCGAACCTTGTACGTGTTCGTATTGGCCAGTTGTTTCATTGTAGGCTCGCTCACGAATCTGTACCTTGCCCACATAAGTAGGATCTTGTAGTCGACTCTGATCGTAGTCCAGTGCCTTAATATAGCAGGCAATAAAAGGTGCTGACGGAATAGTATTTTCACTGTTCTTTTTCAACAGACTAGAAGCTTGGCGATTAGGATCCCCGTACATAACCGGCACCTGATGTAGGCCACCGTTGCCGTCTTGGTAGGCAAAATTATTCATTGCCCTCATAAATTGTGTCAGGTATCTGCGTACTTGACCGTCGTAAAAAAAGGAACTCATTGTATTATTTCTCTGTTAGCAGTTTTTCTAGCTTTCGCTGCGATACTCATTTTTAATTTAGTTTCTGCTGAATGCGTTTTTCCGGACATAGCACCGCCGTCTTTTCTTTTCCATCCTTTATCGGTTCCGTTGATTTTTCGATGTACTCTTGCAGCCTTTTGTGCATTGCTCATTCGTTTAATGCTATCGGGATGATGGGTCTTATTTCCGCCACCATTTCTAATATTAAATCCATTAGCAATACTATCAAATTCTTTAATATATTTCTCTTCTAAAATATTTAATTCATCTAAAGATGATGCTTCTGCAATAACTTCAAAACTGAATGCATCTTCTCCGTACTTCTTTAGAGCGTTATGGAAGTGATAGGTTCGAGGAGTATGCTTGCTATCGCAAATATGTTCCAATCTTCTTTGATTTGGATCTTGTATTGTTGGTCCAATGTAGCAACGACCAGTTTCTAAATGCGTAAATTTATAGATATGCATTTTAATTATCCGCCCGTGGTTTCAACGCCTTGCTCAATGCTTGACGCTCTTGAACAACTGATCCATTAATGGTAGCAGTATTGTTATTGTTAACAAATGTAGATATTTGATTCTGTCTAATTTGTTGTCCGGCAAATGGCCCACTGGCAACATCCTCTGAACCAAACTGATTCATGGTCATGCGTACACCTTTCTGATATAACTTCCAATTTTTACCGTTATATCTATAAAGTGCATGTGGCATATAATCTGTTCGCAGGTAAAATAATCCTTCTGCAGGATCATTGGGGAAACTATTGCCCATGTTAAATGGTATGCTGTTCGGCGGTGCATCTGTGCCCGAACCGTAGGCCACATACAAATTGTTAGTAGGTGTTTGTAATACTATACTACAATCAATACTGTCCATGGTAATGTCGTCAATTACATTTGAAGTATCTAGTGTATCTACTAGCCCCGAAGTCTTTGTAGGTAAAATAAAATAACTATAAGTATCGTAGCCGCTCAATGGTGCATCTAGATTTGCCTGTTCTACAATTTGATCACTGATTGCAATAGTCTGATTGTAGGTGCTTAATAAATCACGCAGAGTACTGCCATCCCCGTTGCCACTATCTTTGTCAAGTATTTGACTGAACTCTTGACTATCTACTAGTGGTGTGCATTTGGCTTTTAACAAATGTGGATACCAAGTCTGACTGAACCCGTTGGTAGGACGGCTAACATCCTGTACTACATAAAAGCGACGAAGTGCAACATAGTTGTCATCCATGGCATATTCGTCTTTTAAGTGTGGCAATTCTATAACATCGCCAGCCATGATTTTTCTAGTCAAACAATCTACAATAGATCGTAAGTGGAAATGCAACATGATAGTGTCGTTCTGTAGGAACATACCAAACTGGCTTAAATTAAAGTCAAAATCCTGCATCTGATAAATGCCACGAATAACATAAACATCAGGGTCATAGTTGCGATCTCTGTTCTCCATAAACAGAACATCTTGTATTCCTAATTCAGCAATGGCGTTTGTAGCTGTGTTTGCTGGTGTTGTAGGAGTGATGTTGGTGCCAGTTGAAGCAACAGGACCTAGATATCGGTGTATAAAAACATCAGTCCCGCCGACTTGGAATTGTTCATTGACTACACGATCAATGAATCTAAAGTCGGGTCCTTTTTCTGGTTTGTAAAGAGAGAGTCTTGGCATAGTTGTATTTATATGGCTAAATATTTGTATGGATCCACTAAACAAAGACCTCAGCGCAAATCAATACCAAGTTGTAATAGAATACATTCAGACCATGTTAGGTGGGGGTATTGTAGATGTTGAGCTCGACCCTATTCACTACACCACTGCCATTGATCGTGCTTTAAATAAATTTCGTCAGCGCAGTAGTAATTCAGTTGAGGAAAGTTTCGGATTCATTACACTAGATGTAGACACTAACGAATATTACATGCCTAAGGAAGTAATGAGCGTTAGACAATTATTCCGTCGCAGCATCGGATCACGAAGCGGCGGTGGTCAAGGCGGCTCATTATTTGAACCCTTTAACCTAGCCTACTCTAATACCTATTTGCTGGCCAGCACCAACATGGGCGGATTGGCTACATACTATGCCTTTGCAGGATATCAGAAACAAGTAGGTAAAATGTTCGGCAGCGATGTTAATTTTACATTTAACAACACCACTAAATTATTAACCGTGATGCAG